CATCGCGGACTGGGTGTCTTTCAGGCGTTTGGAAAGCGTTTCGACTTCCTGTTTCAGCCGGGCGGAATTTTCTTCAGTGACAGCCTGTTCCGCGGCTTTCGGCTCTGCCGGTTTTTCTTCGGCGGACTTCTTCTCCGCGCCTTTGGCCGAATCGTCAGCAAACGGAGAATCTTCTTTCTCTCCGAATTCTTCCGGGGCCGCTGCTTCCTGAGTTCCGGGGACCACTTCTTCTCCGGCCTTGTCTTCTGCTTTCGGGGAATGGTTTTCTCCGCCCATGACAGAATCCACAAAGCTGGTCGCTTCCGTGACTTTCCCGATTTCTTCCGTTCCGTTTGCCATTTTTTCTGTTCCTTCTATTTCAAGTTTTGGAATCCTTCGGCCTCATGCCTCCGGGCAAAACCATCATGTCATTTCGGGGGCGCACCCGCCGCCGCTTGTGCCTGCATTGCCGCCTGCTGTTCCTGGTAAAAGTTTTCGATTTCAAGCAGGAGATCCGATTTGTTCGGAAGATCCATGGAGCCGAGAATGATTTTGGCCGCCACCGGCGGGGGAATCACAATGCCGGATTTCAAAACCTCGCTGATCAGAAGCAACTGCCGCTCGCGCGTAGAATTGAAGGGCGGAACTTTTTTCAGGATCACGTCGTAATACAGCGTGTCTTCAATCGAGTTCAGAAGGCCTCCGGTCGGCTCCCCCGTTTCCGGGTCGATCACCGGCTTGTTGAATTCGTATTTGTCCGTCATCCCGTTCGGCTGGGTAATCCGCAGGACGCGGTAATCCGTGTAGTATTTTCCGATCAGGCGCAGAAGCACCAGCGCAATCCTCTGTTTGGAGAAGAAAAGGTTTTCCAGAATGCTGGTCTGCATCGCGCTGCCCTGGCTGATCCGGGTGCTCTGCATGATTCCGGAACGTTCATTCGTCCCGCCGAGACCGAGCATGGAATCGTTCACGCCGGAAATGCGCTGTTCCGTGGAAAGCAGAAAATTCAGATGGTTCGCCATATAGCTCAAATCGCGGGATTTGTCATCGATCTTGATTTTCCCTAAACCGCCCTCGTTCAGAATGACAAACCCGTCCGGCTTCTGGTATTCTTCCTGAGCCACTGCCGGATCGTTTGCCGCGCCTTCTTCGATAACGACACGGTTTGTCGCGACTGTCCAGAGAAATTTCGAGTTCAGTTTATTGATCTGGTCCTGAATGTCGATCAATCCCTGCACAACGCCGCGGGGACGCCCCTTCCGGTCACGCATGCAGTAAATCGGAATCAGCGGATAGTAATTGATCCCGAGCGGATTGATGTTTTCGCTGTGGTTCTTTTCACTTCCCTGAAGAATGATTTCATCCGAAAAAATCACAAAGTGAACGTTCTGCTTCAAAACCTTCTTTTCTTCCTCTTTCCCGGTCTTCTCGTTCAGGACATTCACATTTTCGTATTCCGGCATCGTGTAATAGCAGTAGCACACCTTGACCCGCTGGGTCTTGTGGTCGTAATAATTGCCTATGCCGCGGTCGCCGGCCTTGTTCTGCGCTTCATATTCCTGTCCCTTATAAGTATCGTCGAACACGCTGTCGATGTCGTCCGCCGATTCCGGGAACAGCTTTTTCAAAACATCGCGGTCAACCCACTTCGTCTTGATGATGAACCGGGCGTCGCTGGCGTCCGGCTTCTTGCTGAACGGATCGAGATACACGTTTTCCCAGGGGACATTCTCAACCTTGATCATGTCCTTGCCGCGTTCGTCTGTGTATTTGTCGCATTCCATCCACCCGCGGCCGCCGATCAGCCCGTCCAGAAATACTGCGCTGTGGAAATAATCGAAGTTGCAGACGTCAAGCACATGTTTCAAAAGCGCGGTCAGAAGATCCGATTTGTTGTCGTCGCTTCCCTCGCGTCCGCAGACCTGAATGTCAACGCGCCGGTCCACTTCAATCGACCGGATCATGTCAATCGTCGGCTGAATCGTATTGATGACGGTCGGCTGCTGCCCCCGTTCCTCAATCTGCGCTTTCTCTTCTTCCGTCCACTGGTCGCCGTCATAATACGCAAACGCCTGTTCATTGGCCTTGCGCCACGGCTCTTCATACCGGCAGGCGTCATTCATCCAGCGCTGGAACATGTGATTGTTGATTCTCTCGGCCATTGTCCATCCTTCCGCATTTCGAGACTTCTTCGTATTTTGCGCGGAAGTGACACAGCCTGTCACTTTTCCAGAAAACAAAAAAGCCGCAGGGCATTTCTACCTTGCGGCCAATGATTTTTTTACTTCCTCACCTGCTTTTCCAGCTCCGGACAATCGGCTTTTTCTTCTTGCTGAATTTCTCCCGGATCTCGCTTGCGCTCGTATACGTCTCATGGAACGTTTCGTAGTCCTGATAAAACGTCACGTTCAGGGCGTCCGCAAGGTTCGGGCTTCTCAATCCCCGCTTCTTCATGTCGTCCTTTTCTTCCGCCTTCACGCATCCGCCCTGAATGCAATACGTCGGAGCCAGAAGCTCCGTCTTCAACTGCGCCCACGCCGGACTGTCGGGCAACCCTGCAAACCGCACCTGATGAGTCCGGAAGAACTTCCGGCTCTTCCACCAGAGCCAATCCCGTAGCTTTGCACACTTCCCGTCCTTGTCTTCCGGCGCCCTCTCCGAACAATGCACCTTGATTGCCGGATACCCCAGCTGGCCGCGCCATATCGCATGTTTGAAATTGTCGTAGACCCCGGCCCCGACTCCGATCGTGTCCACATGCACCACATCGCAATTCCATTCGTCAAAGATCAGCTTCGCCCGCTGGAAGCTCTCTACCGTGTCAAAGCCGTGCCAGTATTCGCAATGAAGAATCTCATCCCCCTCCCGGATCACTACGCCCGTATCGTCGTCGCCTGTCCACGCCGGATCGATCCCCATCCGCCGCTTGAATTTCTTTTCCCCGATCCGCTGAGGATTCGTGAAAACCGTCTCCAGCCACCGGGCTTCAATCAGCTGGTCACTCCCGACCGTCGCAAATTCACCCAGCACGCGAACACGGTAAACGTTGGAATTAATGCCGAAGTCCGTTCGCATGTTTTCAATCCATGCTTTCGTCTGCCGCCCATGCGTATGGATGACCTTGATATTCCCCAGCGGATCAACATACGGATAGCTGTAATCTTCGTCCGCCAGCGTTTTTTCGCTGCTGAAACTCAGCGTATACCAGAAACTCGGCTTGTGAAAAATATTATACATATACCCGGAAAGACGCGTCGGGTTTCCCGTCATGAACCCGAACGCCCCCGGATCTCCCATCGCACCGGACGCCACTTCAAAAATCCCATCCCGGACGCCAGAACCTTCGTCAATGAAGAACATGCAGTCGTGGAACCCCTGGAGCGCGTCGTCGTTGTCCATCCGGACCGTCCGGAGAACCGCCTTCCACAACTCCGGAAATGTCTTCAACCTCAGCTCCTCCGTCGTAGATTCATACTGATCGGCTATCCATTTCCATTTTTTCTTGTTAGTGACGACCACTTCCGGCCACACAATATCCGTCAGCTGGTTTCCGCCGGCGCCCGTGATCGGCGCACGCTTTCCCCGCGTATCCAGCCACCAGTTCACAAGCCACCCCATCAGCTTGCTCTTCCCAATCCCGTGACCGCTCTTGACCGCAACAAAATGATAGTGCTCAAACGCCTTCAATATCTCCGCCTGCTGATGCGTCGGAACCTCGCCCAAATGCTCGATCACATATGCAAGCGGGCTCCGGTGCCACCTCTTCAGCCAGAACGCCACACCGAACCGGACCGCTTTCACATCATCTGGAGCAATCATTTCTTCCCGCTCCGGTATAATTCCATCTCCGCAAGCTCCCGTTTCACCTTCTGCGCAATGTCGGCATATCCCCGTGCGCTCAGCCCCCCGCCGTCTCCGAACCCCGGAAACGATCCACGCGCTATCAGATCCGCCGTATATTCAACCACACCGCGGTAAATGCTCTCCATCAATTCGGCAAGTTGCACCTTGTTCTCGTTGTGCTTCAGAAGCGCAAGGTTCAAGTCCCTTTCCCGCTCCGTCTTGAACAAATTCCCTTTCATCTTGCTCAGTTCCAGCGTAATGTCTTCCACAGACGGAAGCATCGCCAGGCACTCGCGAAGGCTCAGCACATCCGCCTCTAAGTCGGTGTTATCTCCTGCCTCCTTCGGCAATCGTGCAGTAATCAGCTTTGCAAAATCCTCATTCGACAAGGAAGAAAGAAATCTTTCACGCTTAGATGCTTCCTGAAGAATCGCATCCCGCATGAAGTCGTTGATGTTCTTCGCTCCCTTGAGAACTGCGGCCTTCTCCTTGTCGCTCAAGCCATCCCCTTTGTATTTTTCAGGATTCAGCTTCGCGTCCGTCGCTTCAATAATAAATTGACTGCGGTTATCTGCCACAGAATCAATGGCTTTCAGCATCTCTTCCGAAATTCGTATTGTGACCGAGACTGTTTTCATGTATTACATTTTCCTTTTTTGTAATAGCGGAGTATTCAGCCACCGCTCCCCCGCCCCCGTGCCGTC